GGCACATAGTTGCCTTGGAATGTAGGAGAGAAGATTGCTGCTTTTGTAGCAGAAACCGTCAAATCAGAAATCAATTCAGAAGTTCCAAATTTTAAAGGGTTAGTAACAAGACCAATACGACGATAATCGTTATCGATTGGGAAGTCACCTGCACCTTCATCATATGATAATTTGGCGTTGATCATTACACGGAAAGCACCCAGTTCAACAACTGCGTCTGAACCATGTCCGCCTGGAGGAGGAATAATAACATCAACTATGGCACCAGTTCCTGTTCCAATACCAGTGATGTTGTCAACACTTATTTTACCAAATGTATATCCTGTTCCACCAGAAGTAACAGTAGCAGAAATAATCTTACCACCGTCTACAACGATAGAAACACGACCACCAGTTCCATCACCATTAATCGCAACATTATCATAAGTTCCGTTGTTGTAACCAGAACCTGCAGAGTTGATAACAACTGTATCAATTTCACCTGCAACTGCATTTGTCTTTACCGATGTATTGGTGAAGACAGGCATGTAGTCATTTGAGAAAAACTTAAGAACCGATGCTACGGGGATGGTATACATGTATTTCCAACGATAACCATCACCAGTAGTAATGATTGAAGTAGAAGTACCTGTAGGTTCCACTGTAGAAGGTTTTCCATTTGGGTCTGAGGGAGAAGTTCCATTATAGATGACTTTATAACATTGATATTGTGAATTCACAACATAAAAGTCTGAGTCATATAATTTGGTAGCACCTGAAGCAGCAGTTTTGGTAGGAGAATAGTCATGTCTATACATGTCATAGGTAAAACCTAGTCCACCTGTAGTTTGTTCTGGGGAAACCCAGTCAATTCTACGAACGACCTGAATAGTGTCAGAAGCGAGGACTCTCTTCATCGATATCATGTCATCGTACGATCCAGAAAATTCTGAGAATGAGTCTACTGCCTGTGGGGGCGAGTTTTCATTATCCCAAGTCTGGGGTCTACCAATGAAAAGATACAAACGATCACGGGAAGTTCCCGCTGCATCGTCACTCTGAGTTGCGTCAGGACCTTCCAGTGCTTTTATAAATTTCTTTGCAGAAAATATTCTAAATTGATCAGTTAATAGGGCTGCCATTTTGGGATACTATTGTCCTCCTGTTTATTTATGAGGGTTACGAGCGAACAGTTGCTTGATATTCAATACTCTTGATTCTATATCGTGCACCACCGTTCCCTACGAGGTCCTCGCCTCCTAGAATTGCTTGTGCAACTGCACCCGCACCAGTAGTATCACCAGTTGCATTAGTGAATGTTACTGTGGGGTGTAGATTATATGTGTTATCAACAGATTGTTGAATACCATATCCACCATTATTGATAGTAATAGAAGCAACTTGGTCTCCTGCAGCTGTGAGGACAGCAGTTCCAGTCGCTTGAATGTCACCAATATTTTCAAACGTTACTGTTGGTGCAGCAGTATAGTTTGTGCCAGGATTTTGAATAATAACATCAACTACAGTTCCACTATCAGAGAACTCATAAAGATATCCACCAATACCAACATTGATATTACCAGTATTAAATGGGACAATGCTACCTACAACTACTGTTGTCGTTGTTGGATCATAAGAAACAACAGTTCCAATCACTCCAGAAGTTGCTCCTGTAACAACTTCATTAACGCTATAATTTATACCATTACCATTTGCTGCATCAAGTTTAATAGTTAGAAGTGCAGTGTGTTCAACACCATCACTCAAAGCACCTGCAGTCAGAATTGTTGCATACTTGAATGGAATAGTTCCATCTTTTACATTATCACCAACTTGGAATAGTGTTGTATTTGTTCCACCTTGAGTTTCTTCGATACCATATAAAGAATTATAGATACCACCATCAAGACTAATTTGATTAGCATAATCAGTGCCAGTATTATCTAGGTCAGCAATTCCATCACCTGCTGCTGTTGGTAGAATATCTTGGAAAGATCTGTCTGCCAAAAGAGAAGGAGGATCTGTCAATAAGAAAATATTAGATCCAGTAGTTGTAAGAACAGTATGAGGTTGGAATCCAGAAGGTGCACTAGAAGCAACTCCTGCATCAAACTGTACGATAGCATCTTCAGTAGAAGGAATACCACCGTCAATAAATGCTAATTCATCAACTTCAAAAGTAACTAGAAGTTCTCTGGTAACAGGATTCCAGTCATATACTTTTGCAACTTTGTTATTAGCATTTTCAACTTTACGAATAACTCTATCACCAACCTTAAACTTATAAGTTGAAACACCATTTGAATCATTTTGACCTGCGTCAAGAATAACCCGTTGATCATAATTAAAGTTTACACCCCTTGTCAGACCACCAAACTTACCTGCTGCTTTAGAGGTATAAGTGATTGTTTCATAATTAAGAATGATTTGACCAGAACCAGGAAATGCATCTGTAGAATCAACAAATATTTCTGTATCATTTGAGGTAACATTTTTAACAAGACCAGTTAAATAAATGTTTGATGAGTTAAATGCCTGACGTGCTCTAGATTTTCTCTTAAGTGTTACTAATTTTGTAAAGATAACGTTTGGAATTGAAGTATATCCATTACCAGGATCTGTAATATTAATTGCTGTTATAACACCTTGATCGATAGTTGCTTCTGCCTTGGCACCAATACCGCCACCACCTGTGATTAAAATAAATGGAGGTTCTTGATAGAACTCACCTGGATTTGTAATTGCAATAGATGTAACTTTTCCTAGAGTATCAATTTCAGCAGCACCTTGTGCACCTTGTCCACCACCACCTTCAAAAATAAGTGTTGGAGGAGTAGCATAACTTCTACCACCATCAAGTAGTGCTAAACCAGTAACAGTTTGAACAGTAGGAGTTCCAACAGCACCAGTTCCTTCCCCACCAAGAATTTTTGCTTTTGCAGGTCCGAAGAAATTATCACCTTTCTTCGTCATCTTGATATAAGAAACACTACCATCATCAGCAAGAACTACATCACCTTCTGCATCTGTTGGGAATACAGTTGGTTGTGCAGGTGTAAGATCTCCTTCAAATAATGGTGTTCCGTAAAACTTAGGACCGACAGCATATGGATATGCAGGATTACCACTACTATCTTCACTCATGAAGTATGCATAGGTTCCGTTAGGATACTCTGGTGTTACAGCAAATTTACCGTTAAATTCATCAAGAGTTCCTACAGAAGAATCGTAAATATAATCTTCTACCAAATCTCCTAGAACATATCCTTCTTGAACAGTTCTAATTCCATGACCTGCAGTTGTATATGCAAACAAATATAACGCAGTAGGTGCATTCACAGGAACTGTAAATCGTACCTCACGAGATGTTGCCAAGTTAAAACCTGACAAATATGATTGATAGGTTACTTCGCTCCCGTCAATATAATATTTAATTCCATTGCCAGAATACAAATTTGCAGTATTCCCAATGATAACAGGATTTTGCCCATGCCATCCATCGTCCGTAGTTGAGATTAGTAAGTGTTGACTGTCATTAGAAGAGTCATCTTGATTAAAGATGTATGTTTTACCTCGGTCTAATTCTATAAAGTTTGGACGAGAACCTCCAAATTGGAACTGTCCGTTTGAAATTGTTACAGCATATGTAACAGTAGATACTGTATTTACCTGGGGACGAGCACCCGCTAATTCAGCAGTGGTTCTAAGTCTATAGGAAGAAGTTTCTCTCGCAACTGCACCACTAGAATTATATCCCCAAGGTCCGTAGATTGGATAACCATCAAAAGAGACACCAAGAATTTTTGAATGACCATCAATGTATCTAGACTTATCTATGGTGTTGGGATCATTACTATCACTTTGATAAAAATCTCTAGCATAGTAATTGTTAACAGGATTATATGTCTCTGATGATGAGTTAATGGTCATGTAACCCTCATCACCTGCATATCCTCCCATATATCTGTGAATAGCACAATGGAAGTATATCCTAGTTGCTTCATCACTATTCATTAAGAATAATGGAGCATATACTGATTCATAATCTGCAGCAGGTGCTTGAGATACACCAGTGCTGTTATAGTATAAT